CTAGCGTTTCCTGTTACTGATACACTTGTTAATGTACCAGTTGATGTAATATTAGGTTGAGCATTTGTATAAACAGTACCTGCTACTAATGCGTTACCTACTTGACCTGATACGTTAGCACCTGCTACAGAATATGCAACCAATGCCGCATTGACGTTACCAGAGACATTACCACCTGCTACTGCGTTTGCTGTTGTAGCATAACTTACTGCACCACTTACATTAGCACCTGCTATTGCACTTAATCCTGAACCATTACCAGTGAATACTCCGGAGTTCGCAGTAATGTTAGCCGCAATGATATTTCCACTTACGCCCAACGATGTTAGTGTGCCAACTGATGTAATATTAGATTGAGCATTAGTTGTAACCGTTCCTGCTGTAGTTGCCGCACCTGATAATGCACCAGTGAAAGTTGTTGCACTTACATTACCTGCACTTACATTACCTGATACTGTTAATGAAGTCAATGTACCAGTTGATGTAATATTGGGTTGAGCATTAGTTGTTACTGTACCGGCTGTTGTTGCGCTTGTTGCCGCGCCACTTAGTGCGCCTGTAAATGTTGTTGCACTTACATTACCTGCACTGATGTTTCCAGTTACTGCTAAACTTGTTAGTGTACCCACTGAAGTAATATTAGGTTGTGCCGCAGTAGTTACTGTACCAGCAGTAGTTGCACTTGTTGCCGCACCTGATAATGCACCAGTGAATGTCGTAGCACTTACGTTACCTGCACTAATATTACCAGTTACTGCTAAACTTGTTAGTGTACCGACTGAAGTAATATTACCTTGTGCCGCAGTTGTTACTGTTCCAGCAGTAGTTGCGCTTGTAGCACTAGATACAGCACCGGATACATTAGCACCGGCTATTGCACTTAGACCTGAACCATTACCCGTGATTACACCGGAATAGAATATGTTGCCTTCTTTACTTACTGCAAATTTACTTACGTTTGCAACTTGCAAATCTAATAACAATGAGTTTGCAGATGATGCGGTGTCAGTAATATCTACCTCAATTGCACTAAACTGTACACCTGCGTTATTCCAAGTTTGTAATACAGTTAATGCGTGAACATTAGAAGTTACTGTTCCTGCTGAAATTGCTGTTTTGCCTGCGTTAAGATTTCCACTCACGATCAATGAAGTCAATGCACCAACTGATGTGATGTTAGGCTGAGCATTAGTTGTTACAGTGCCTGCACTTGTTGCATAAGTTGCGTTTGCCACAGTTCCAGTTACATTAGCACCCGGAATATTAGTTAATCCATTACCATTGCCAGTGAATACACCAGAGTTAGCAGTGATGTTGGCTGCTGTGATATTTCCACTTACACCCAATGTTGTTAGTGTACCAACTGAGGTGACGTTTGGTTGACTTGCTGTAGTCAACGAACCTGCTACAGTAGTGAACACACCTGCGGCTGCTCCGATGTTGCCAACGTTTGCATTGCCAGTTACGCTTAACGCACTAGTAGTTTTATTGAATGTTAATCCTGATGTTGCATTGATGCTACCATTATCGTTAAAGATAATATTTGTATTAGCACCGGGTGCAGTGGTTACGTTTGCAGGAGTAATCCACTTGACACCACCTGTGCCATCTGATAATAAGAATTGATTGTTACTACCACCGGTGATAATAACATTACTGTTTGGACCTAAGTTACTTGTACCTGCTACATTAAGTCCGGTCAATGTACCAAATGATGTAATGTTTGGTTGACTTGCTGTAGTTAATGAACCGGCAATAGTAGTAGCAACTACACCAGTAGCACCCAAGTTACCTACATTAGCATTGCTTGTAACGTTTAATGTGCCAGTAATGTTGGCTCCGGTACTAGTAACCCGCATTACATTAGCCGTACCTGCAATAGTTACATTAAGATTAGCATTAGCATCTAACCAAACGTTACTATTACCGTTGTTAATAAATGTACCGGCACTAACAGGTAAATTATATAATCCACTACCATCACCACTAAAGAAACTAGCACTGACAAGATTTCCACCGTTAATATTACCTGCACCAATGTTTCCTGTAACTGTCAATGATGCCAATGAACCCACTGATGTAATATTTGGCTGTGCATTTGTAGTTAGTGTACCAGTTAGTAATGAAGCCCCGATTGTACCTGAGTTAGCATAAAGATTACCTGATGTAGTATTACCGGTAACTGCTAATGAAGTCAAAGTTCCAACTGAAGTGATATTTGATTGAGCATTAGTATACACAGTACTTGCAACTAATGCGTTTCCTACTTGACCAGATACGTTAGCCCCTGCTACTGCATTTGCTGTTGTTGCAAATGATACTGCACCTGAGACATTTGCTCCGGCTACTGCGTTTGCACTTGCCGCTACAGTTGCACTGTTTGCTGTGCCAGCACTTGTTGCAAATGTTGCGTTTGCTACTTCGCCGCTTACGTTAGCACCCGCTACTGCATTTGCTGTTGTTGCGAATGATACTGCACCTGAGACATTAGCGCCTGCTACTGAATTAGCAGTTCCTGCTGTTACAGCATATGTTGCATTAGCAACAGTACCGCTAACATTAGCGCCGGCTACTGCATTTGCAGTATTTGCAAAAGCAACTGCACCTGAAACATTTGCTCCGGCTACACTATTAGCAGTAGTTGCATATGCAACAGCACCAGATACGTTTCCACCTGCAACACTATTTGCATTAGCCGCATAGTTTACTTCACCGGATACGTTAGCACCTGCTACTGCATTGGCAGTAGTTGCAAAAGCAACAGCGCCAGTAATATTAGCACCTGTGATGTTGCTGAGATTTCCACCATCACCGGACACATAAGTGAATACACCTCCAACAGCGTTAACATTACCTGCACCTGCGTTCCCTGATACAGTCAATGAAGTCAGTGTTCCAACTGATGTAATGTTAGGTTGAGCATTGGTTGTTACTGTACCAGCAGTTGATGCACTAGTTGCTGTATTGGCTGCGCCGTATAAGTTACCAACAAAATAATTTGCTGTTACACTATTGCCTAAGTTAGCATTTACTGAAGTAAGACTTCCTGTGAAGTTGCCTGTTCCAGTAACATTGACGCCACCAGTAGTAACTACTTCAACAACAAAACCATTAACAGTTGTAGTTACGTTACCATTCAAAGTTACAACTACGTTGCTTCCGCCATTTTCAATTTTATTACCTGCGACAGCAACTACGTTAGATAAGTTTGAACCATCACCTGAGAAAAAGTTAGCAGTAACTAAATTGCCTAAGTTAGCATTCCCTGCTGAAATATTTCCAACAAAGATGCCACTAGAACCTGATACATTTCCAGTAGCAACTACATTAGTACCATTGAAATTTACTGCATCTACGTTAGCAGTAAAGATACCTGTTGTTGTTCCCAAGTTACCTACGTTAGCATTGCCAGTTACTACTAGTCTTGAGTTAGCAATTAAATTTGACGCAGTTAAATTGCCACTGAAGTTTCCAACGTTACCATTTAACTGTAAATTTGAAGTAATAGTATTTGCATACAAGTTACCTGTTAAGTAAATGTTTGCTACGTTTGCAATGTTTGCAGGAAGATCGACCCATAAAACCTGTGATGAACTGGTAATTGAGGTATCTTGCGAACCATTCGAATCTCTACCAATGCTAAGAGTACTTGTGTGTACTTGTACACAAGCAATATTAGCAGTAACTACTACGTTTCCCGTAGGAGAGTTTACTGTTATACCTGCACCAGAAGTTCTATTAACTGAAATTACCGCTTGGTCTTGAAGTCCACCGAAAAGTTCTGAGAAGTTTTCTTGTACTTTTTGAAATGCGGTTCTAATAGCATCTGCATCTGGATCGTCTGGAAATGTTCCAAAATCAATGTTACGTTGCGCCATATTATAATCACCTTATGTTTGTATTTATCGTTTTTGGATTAAAGTAGTCCAGCCAAAAAAATACCCGACTAAAGCCGGGTATTTAAAACAATGTGTTTGTTTTTACTTGATAATGCCTGCTAACTTCTTCCATTGATTTACTGACTCGTTGATATCAGTAGTGTTGTGCGATACAGTGCGATTTAATTGACTAGCAACAACAGGAACTGTTGTTTGACCAGTTGACTTACGCTTATTCAATCCACCACTAATAACATTCATCATAAAGTCAATATCTTCTTCAAATGAAGCCTCTGTACCTCTTTTATCAGGTCCTGCTTCGTTTGCCCATTCATCAATCTTTTCTTTCTTGTCTTTCTTATCATCGTATTCGATATCTTTCTTGACCTTTTCGCCGGCTTTTTCAGCACGGTTGTCATCTTTGCCCTTATGATCTTCGTCATATTCGATATCTTTAGCGACTTTCTTAGCGGCTATTTCTGCCTTGTCATCTTTTTCAGAAGTTGACTCTTCTGACAACATTGCAATTTTCTTGTACATATTTTCAAATGTATAAGCCTCTTTTACTTCTTTGTCATCTTCGTCTTCTTCATCTAGTTTGTCATATTTGGCACGAATATTTGCCATTTTTTCTTTACTAGCATGTTCACGACCTGCATTACGCAATGCGTCCATGCCTTCTTTTCCATACTTTTTGTTACCTAAGTATGCTTGTAGTGCGCTTTCGTCAACTTCTTCTTCACTGACTGGTGCATCAGTGTTAGCAAAGTTCCGGCTAGCGGCTGTTGCTAAGGCTGCATCACGTGTAGCGTCAGTTGTTTCTTCATCACGCTCTTCTGCTTCACCTGAGTCAGGGGCGTTTGCTTCTGCTACTTCAAATTCCATTTGGTCTTCTGATTCTACTTCATCAACCATTTCTTTTGAACCACATGAATGACCGGCTTCCATCATGCCACCGCACTCATTACATGAGTCTTCGTGACCTTCTTCGTCAGCATAATCAGAGGCTTCTGCATCACCTGATTGCTGAATGCCTGATAATTTCTGTAGCATACCCATCATGCCGTCATGATCGCCAACTACTTCAATACCACCTGGTGCATTCTTTTCTGAACTGTCACCTTTTGGTGCGCCATAGTCACTGTGTTGTGCGTCATCGCCGAATAGACCAAGTCCTGCATTCTTTACAAATGCTAGTAGATGTTCTGCTTCTGCATCTTGTGCTGAAATGCTTACTGAATCAGGAGCACCTTGCTGACCTTTACTGATTGAAACAGTCATGCCTTCTTCAATCTTGTCTTCACCTTCGGTAAGAAGATTGCTAAGTTCTCTGTCCCATGCTTCAAATGCAAATTCATCTAAAACGTCATTATCATGCATTGTTTGACCAAATGCTTTAAATGTATTGCCTGGAGTCTTGATTGCTTGTTGCTTCATGTACGCAGTTTTATCCATTTCGTACATATCGTCTTCCATAGTAGTCATTGTTTCCATTTCTTGTGAATCCATGCCTGGAACTGTTGCTGCCGGATCACCTTCACCAACTAGACCTCGAACTGGCATCTGACCATAGCATTCATCTAGACCTTCTTTGTAGCCTTCGTGATATACACGTGCTTCTTCCATGTCTTGATAATTTTTACCGCAATGTGAATGACCCTTAAGTCCGTGTGCTTTACCCTCTAAACGGGCCGCTTGTAATCTATGGCTCATACCTTCTTTTACCGCCTTCTTTTTCTTTAAATCATTTTTACCCTTGCCATCTGCCGCAAACGCTGGGACACTTTTGCCATCGACTTTTTTCATTGGCATTGAGGCTTCATCTAGTGTCTTTTTGCAATCAGCCACCATTTGTTTTAATTCTTTTTGATCACAATCAGGATGCATTTTGCAAATTTCTGCTACAGACTTTCCGTCTTTGCACATTTTTTTAATGTGTGCCATTGAAGGTAATTTCTTTTTCTCACCTACTTTAGCACGACCTTCAAGTGTAGTTTGACTACGACCGGCACCTAAGCCTGCACCAATAGTATCTACGCCTGATGATGATGGAATCTCTGCTTCTTCTACGCTTTCATGTGCGCCACGTAGTTTAGCAAGAATAGCGCCTGCTACACGTTCGCCTGCATCTTTAGAACCATACTTTTTGCCTGCTGATTTTGCAATCTTAGCAAAGTTCTTGCCTGGCTTGCCAATATCTTTACCAGCACGTGCTTTCTTAGCACTGTAATTTTCTTCTTCTTCACCAAGTTGGTCACCGGCAAGACTCATTTCACCCTTGCCAATTGACTGCTTAATCTGTGCAGCCAACTGTGGATTTGAAACTGTACCTATTGTTTTACTACCTTGCTTGATAACTTGAGTGTTCTGCTTTGCTGGCTCCATAGTTACTTGTTCTGCTTCTGCAAGCATCTTTGATTCCATATGTTCGAACCAATCTTTAAGAGTATTCTTCTTAGAAACAGTGCCTACTTCTTTCTTTGGCTTCTTGCCGCCGCCGAATACATCACCAACACCTTTAGTGTCATATTTCTTAACAGTGCCGGTATCATCACTGCCTTTAGCAGGACGTCCACGACCACGTTTTACAGCAGGATCTTTATCTTTCTTTTCTTCACCATCTTGGTCAACGTCATACCTACGACCATAGCCACCTGCATCCGCAGTGTGCTTAGTGCCTGTCTTTGTTTTTTCAGTAGCCTCTGATAACTGGCTAATCTTTTCGAGCATATCTTTGAAGTTCATTTTTGTATTCCTTTAAGTGTTTAACCCATTGCGCCAGTACGAGGTTTGGCGGGGCGAGAAATTTTAGTCATTGGACTATTGTCGCCCAACTTTTTGTCATCCAAATATGGTTTGAATGGATCAAATGCATCCGGAGTCTTTTGACCTGCATATGGAATATTCATTTTAGATTTTTGAGCCTGATCTTTAATGCTCTGCAAATATGAATCACCATAAGCCTTTGATGCATCTTTAGCACCAGGCATTTCTTCTAATTCAGTGTGCATTAACAATGGGCTGTGACTTGCTTCATTAGCATAGCCTTCAACTTCTGCATTGATGCTATCGTTGAACTTAGTGCTAATCAATCTTACAAAGTCAACTTGATGACCAAGTAATTGTGCCATTTGCTGTACCATTGGCTCAGTTGCTGGATAACGAAACTTGCACTTAATGATAGTTACAGACTGATTAGACAGATTAGGAAACCCATATGGGTCCTTCTGAATAGGAGTCTGAGTTGGCTCACCAATTTCAACTGGATCAAACTTATTTAAGTTATACTTAAATAGGTCTAGGAAGTTCTTATCGAACTCACCGGCGATTTTAATAGTGTATTCATAAAGATGAACACTTTCTGTAATGTACTGTTTAAGGCTTTTCATATTTGATTTCCCGTATGACATATTTATCATTTATTGTCAGTTTTTACATTGAGCATCTTTAACAACTCATTACGATCTAAGGCTTTGCCTTCTCCCAACGGTGTGTTCTCAATTTCTTCTGATTTAGATGAATTCTTTTGATCCAAACTTGCTTTCTTTAACTGTAAGTCAAGCATTTTAAGTTTTTTATTAACTTTAGCAGTCTTAGCAGTGATAGCATGTCCTAAGAAACTACTTGCACTGTTAAAGATTTCACTAGCAAAACGACTATCTACTTGCATTCCTAAATCCATTAAGTCTTTATAACTAGATGTTGCTAATGTTGCAAGTTCATCCATTTCAGTATCAGCGGCTTCTAAACCTTTAACTTGCGGAAGAGCATTTTCAATCTTTTCTAAGTTGTTTAGTGCTTCTGCTGTTACTTCTTGTGTTTGTTCAGGCAGTGGTTCAGTGAGGTCGTTCTTCTCGCCCGCTGCCATATCAAAAAGTTCTTCTAATTTACGTGTCATGCAAGTATTTATTTTCTTTTTCTTCCATTGTAAAACAAATCATCTTCTGTGATTACTCTAAAAGAAAATCCTTGACTTTTACAATAGGCCATTGCGGCTGCCCACTTGGCATGATTAATAGCAACAACCATACGATCTTTAGCATTGGCTGCTTTGCTTTCAATTAAACTTTGTTTTTTGGGTTTGATTTCAACTACTTCTGCCAACTTTTTGCCAAACTTATTTTCATACATTACGAAAAAATCAGGGATATAATTAGCAGGTTTACCCGTAATAGGGTGACGATAAGGGATAGCCATTGACTCACTAGCCCAATAGAGTACGTTTCTGTTAGTATCACAGAACGTCATAAAGGTAAGTTCCCAACCAGAACGATATCTCGGCTTATGTTTACCTACATATTTCTGAGGATTTTTTGGTTGAAAGAAGCCTTGTGCCCAATTACCCATATCATAACACTATGTTTCTTTGAACAGATTCATTGGGTCTAGGTACGGAACTGATACCATATAACGCTGTTTTAGATTTGAATGAGTTCAAGTAATAGCAAATGACTTTGTTCATTTGTAATTTGTTTGGTTGACCTTTAATGATTTCAAGTAATTCAAGTACATTTACGCTTGCTTCTTGTGCGATTCTAAAAAGAAATACAGTAAAGTTTCCTGCAATTTGAGAATTTTTTGATGCACCCTTAAAAAAAGAATACACAACATCATAGTCGGCAGCGTTTACAACAAGGTTAATGTTGTAAAAGTTGTCGTAAATGAGTACGGTTTGATCTGTTTGTCGTTGAATAGTTGCCATAATACTATTTATGCAACTTTAATCTGTTACAAATTTGGCGATTTATCCGCCGCGTCCACCGATTCTAGGTTTTGGTACAGTAGTTAAGTTTTCCCCATTATATTGAGAACCGGCTACTGGTTCTTGTGTAATAGGAGCGGGTCCGGTTCTGCCAGCCGTTACGGGAGCATTTGCAGTATTGATTAAACTTGGTAGTACGCCAAGAGCAGGGAAGTCAAACAATTGATTACGTGTTACATTAGGTGTACCTGAAGTTGCATTACGTAATCCAGTAGTTAATTCAGTTGCTAACACAGTTTTAAGATTAGTATTCTTAAATGTATTGTATGCAGTGCCAGCAGTTTTAATTGCACCGAGAATATCTCCCTTACCAAGAGCATCTAACGTACCACCGGCTGCGTCAATCAAACCACCTTGACCAAGGATAGTACCGTTTGAGCCTAATTTAGCAATTGGGCTTTCTGTTCTGTCATATGTTGCAACATCACCAAATCCAGTGACAATATCGCCCGGTGCTCTACCATCTAATGCACCATAGTTATATACTACTGTTTCATAATCTAATGACATTCTGTTTTGCATGATACCATTACCTTCATTGTAATTGTATGTGTCATGCGAAAATGAAGTAATAATAGGATTTACTAATGTGTAAGCAGTAAAGTTGTGTTGATTAAAACCAAATATAGTAATATTCTTAAAGAAAGGAAGTTTAACTTCACTATCAGTAGCAGAAACACTGTTGAAGCCCCAATCATCATCTCCGGTGATTGATGGTTGATATGTATTTCTAGTATTGTAATCATTAACACCAGTACCAGTAGGCGCTTGTCCGCCTCCTCTTTTACCGGCAAACACTACACCAGGCTTTTTGCTATCGTTATAGTAATATTGATAGTATGCTTCCCAAAGACCATTAACAGTGTCACCATTGTCATCATGGAAAGTAATGTCTACTGGATCATACTTAATCTTTGTTTGAATAATTCTTTTACGATTATACTGATTAAGTTGAACAGTATTCATACTATAAGACGGAAGTTTTACGTCTTTAACTAAAATACCAAAATTAGTATCAAAACTTACATTGGTGCCGGTTCTGCCGCCGTTAAAACCCAAAAATGCATCTCTATCGATTTCAAAGTAAACGTGGAAAAGGAATTTGAATTTAGGAGCATTCTGATAAGAATTAGTCCTAAAGGTTTTAGAAGCGTGAGTATAATCTCTAAGGTAGTCGCTGCCGAAGAATGCTCCGGCAGCGTCTTTTAGAAGGTTTTGTACAAACCCGGCCATATTAACCTATGACCTTAATTAAGTCTGTCCACCGATACCTGTTGCGATACCAGTAGAACCGTTGAACGCACGACCAACACTTGCACCAACGCCAGAAGCGAGTGGTGACTGAATTGCGTTGTCATAACGAATTGTCAATGCGATTGTTACTTGATCACTTGTACCATAGTTGAGTGTCTGATAGTTTGCTTGCTGTAAGAAGCAACCATAGAGTTCCCAAGTTTCAAGTACTGTTGGTGCAAGAGCACCGTTACCACCATCAAGAATTTCGATGTTAGTTTGGAACTTATAGTCTTGACCAGTTGCCGCAGATGCTTGTTCAACGAAATCGAACTGCTTCTGTAGTTGCTGACCAACTGCTCTCGAAACGCTGCCTGAAGCATCGTCACGAATGTTGACTGAAAGTGGTTGCCATTTTGGCTTACCTGCAACGTACATAGTTGAGTTGTACACATTAAGTGTAACTTCGTCAAACTGTACTTGCGGTCTAGCGCAATCGATAACTTGTTTTGTCAACTGTAGGCCACCTGTAGCATCAACACCAAAGTTCAAAAAGTTAACTCTGAATCGGAATTGAAGTTTGGGCATCAAAAGACCTTGGTTGCCACCAGCATTATCAGACGCTACGGTCATGTTGAACAATGATTGTGAGGCTGTTGCCATTTTTATATTCTCCTGTTAGATATATTTATCTTTTGAAATGAGTGCCTCACTAAGAGGCACCCATCTCATTTCTTTATAGCGATGATAATTCACCAGTGTTGAAGACACGAACTGGGATATAGATGAATTCGACTGCCTTAACAGGCTCGATTGCAACGTCAATCCAAAGTTCATTTCTGTCAATTCTTGCAGGTGTGTTGTTAGATTCATCACACACTACTAGATAGTCATATACACCACGCTTTGCTACCAAATCAACAAGAAGTGTTTGTACAACACCCTGAATCTGTTGTCTTGTATATGCATCGTTAGGTTCGAATACGAATGGTCTAGCGGCAATTGTCAATTGTCTACGAATGTAAGCAATCAAACGTGCTACGTTAATACGATCAAGTGCAGACTGTGAGTTGAAACTTGACTTGTTACCGTAGTTAAGTAATCCGTTACCTGTGAAGAATACCATTGGGTTAATCTGATTTGTATACAATACATCACGGATACCAATACGTGTCTTAATAGTAATGAATTCCCCTGTTATTGGATCAACATAACCAATGTTAGTTGCGTTGTCAATAATACCACGACGAGTACCAGCTGGTGCTAACCAAGGATAAGCAACAGTGTCATTACGTAAGAATGTACGAATCATCATGTGTGATGCAGGAACAGCAACTAAGTTACCATTCAAGTCAGATGTGATACCTGATGGATAGAATAGACCCATGTAAGTACTACGTGATACTAGACCATCTTCACCTGTTGATGTTGCTCCTGCGGCATTAGTTGCCCATGCTTGAATTGCAGTAGCATCATCTGGAAGTCTCATTGGTGTATCACCAATGATGAATCCTGTTTCACCACGATCCGCATTCAATACAATCATGTTAGGTTGTAGTTCTGGATAGTTTGGCGTAGCCATCATGTTAAACGCATTGTCTTCGTCACGAATTGATGTGTTTGTATCAATTGCTACACGCAATGCTTGAACAACCATAGCACGTTGTGCTTTGCGGCCCATGTAAGGTGCACCATTTGACTGTAGACCTGACTTAGATACCCATGCATCCTTCTGATTAGGAAGAGTTTCGTCTGGGAAACTATTGCTATTGAAATAGTTTACAATGTACTGCTTAACGTTATAACCTGAACGGCGTGTGTTAAACAACAACATACCAGTTGGGTATAGAGAAGCACTTGGTGCATCTAAATCAAGATAGTTACTAGTTAACAATGACTGGATTGTTGGAATCGGATCATCTGCTGGATTAGTTGTGCCGTTTGGTGCCCAACGTGCATCTTGGAAGATGATACCGTTTGCGTCAGTTCCGTTTGAATTATCAATACGAACCCACTGAGCAACACCGTTAACTAACTGCCAACGATTGATTAATGGATAATTTTCAAGATCGCTTGTATCGATCCAAATATCACCATATACAAGTGCTGTACCATCTGATTGTAGTGTTGGCTCGCTTGCGCTTACTAGTGGACCATTAGGATCAGTTGCGTTAGTTCCAGTTGGGCTTGGGAAACCATTTGAGTCATAGTTAATATTCTTATAACCAACCCAACCAGTTGATGCCTTAACCATGATATCAACTTCATCAACTACTGAATAGAACCAGTTAGTACCATCAGCAGGAGATGCTACGATTGCACCTTCGTTAGCAGTCATTTCAAACTCTACCCAGTTTGATAACTGTGCAGTATAGTTTGGAGCGCCTGTACCTGAAACGAATGTCAATGATGTGACAGCACCAGCACTAACAGAACCAACAATTGCTACTAAATCGTTAGTACCACTAACGCCGCCCAAATCAGCACCGTCAAATGTGATTTCGTCACCGACTACGTAGCCTGATCCAGCATCTACGAATGTTGCAGTTGAGATACTATAGTTCTGAGAAACGTTTGTAATAAGAACTTCTAAATCAATTCCAACTCCTGTTGTACTAGATTGTGTAACTGTGAAAGAATTCTCACTAGTGAATGGACCTTCTTTAGTACCGGATGTTGAACCAATCACAAATCCTGCTTCAGCCATTAAACCGCTAGAAAGACCTGTAGTACCATCAAAATCGTCAACGATGATTACACCGCCGGTTGTGTGAGTTAAAACAAGAGCACCGGTTGATGCAACTGTTGCAGTTGTATAAGGAATACCAGCACCTGACCATGCAGTTACGAAATCTGTTGCATCGCTATTATCAGCAAGAGATACAGTATAAGGTGTACTGTATGTTGAACTTCCTGGCAATGATACTTGTACATTGAATGTATAAGGACCAGCGTTGAATGCAGGTGCAGTGTTTGTACCAGTGACAATAGTTGCACCTGTTGCAATACGTTCCCAATAATATACTGGACCGCGATTTAGACCATTTGATGCATACTGAGCGTAAATAGTTCCTGCGGGAATCGCTTTACCACCAGTTGAATCAAGTGCGGCTGTTGCGGCTGCATCTGTAGTTGCAAAACTTAATGTCTTTGGAATCCAAACTGCGTTTAAATTATCCCATACAGAAACAACTGGATTTAAACCATTACCGGCTAAACCAACTTTAATCCATACTGAACCACTTGGACGAGGATAAGTTTGACCAGCCTGCCATGTTGGCTGCCCTGATGAAGTTGCATAGACAAATGATGGCTGATAATATGTACCAGCAGTAATTCCCAAATCAGCAAGCAATGTACCTGAACCGGTAATTCCTAAATTGTATGGGGCGCCTAATTGTGTACCACCAGTTTGTGCTGAATAGAGTTCTAACTTACCACCAACTACTGCGGCTGATAGATAAGTTAAACCCAATGCGTTAATAGATGCTGCCAATGTTGCAACGTTATTATTAGGTGATGCTGAAACTGCAACAGTCTTTGACAATGAACCACTAAGGTTAATTGTGATAGTTTGAGCCGCAGTTAAAGTTGGGTTAGATTCTGTTCCTTGAACTGTAGGATTAGCGGCTAACCAATCTCCTGTACCTAATTCTACCCACTGATTAGAACTATTCTTAAAGAAGAATTGACCCGCAGTTGTAGCAGTTGGATAATCATAAGTTGGAATAGCAATTACTGCATATTCACCAATGTTACCAATACTATCTAGGGGAAAACCTCCTGACACTAATGTTGAATCACTAATGATGTAAGGTGTTTGAAGTGTGAACTGACCGGTTGTTGCATTAAATTCGTTAATGCCCCATGTTGAAGTTGTAGTGTCAAGCCAGTAAGTACCGTCTTCTGGGTTACCAGTTGGACGACCTGTCTGACCTACTAAACTTGCAAGGTCAATGTCGGCTCGTAAAGCATAAATGGTGTTTGTAGCACCAAGAGCCGAATAAGCGGCCAATAGACCATATTCATTTAATTCATAACCCTGAATAGGTACACCATTGCTTGTTGTATAGAAGAATGGGTTACCATAAAGAGTAACGAGATCACGCTGACTAGTAACTCTAAAGAGTTTGTTAGCGTTGGCTGCTGTAGTCCCGGCTGCAACTGATGTTGAAGTAGGATCAGCCTTATTCTGCGCTGTTGCTAACAGAATGAACGGAATTGAGTTTGTTGGCGCCGGAAGATATTGAGATTCGTCAATGATTGTTACTTCTACGCCTGGAGATACTAGTGCCATATTTTATTTTCCTTTGTAAAATTATGAGGTTTACCACCTGAGTTGTATCTTTATTTAGTATAAAATTTAAAAAAGGCTGATTAAGCATACCTTCGAAGGTGTTTTTATAAATACTGTATGTCAACTAAACGTCCTATCTGTAAAACGTGCAATAAGAATCATTGCGCCATTAACTATAAACGTGAGGGCGTAACCCACTATAGAAGTATATGTGATAGTTGTGGTAATAAAAAAGCAAAAAGAAAACCCAAAGTATTCATGTGGGAAAAAGCCGGATACAAGAAAAAAGCCACATGTGACTTATGCGGCTTTAAAAGTTTATACCATACTCAACTAACAGTCTTTCACATCGACGGTAATCTAACAAATGTAGCGTTTAATAATTTACGCACAATCTGCCTCAATTGTGTTGAGGTGGTCAAAAAGAAAGAAGTTACTTGGAAACGAGGAGACTTACAAGTTGATTATTGATTTCATCTGACGATGTAAATCGTCAATTGTACCGTTATTATCTACGTAATGATCGTAATCTAGTCCTACACTAGAATATTCACTAGCATGAATCTTTAACTTCATAAGTCTATCTTTTGCCATAACCCATCCGATATGTTGAAGTCCACGATTATATGCAACTGCATCATCATACCATTCGGGTTGAGGACCACGTTCTACTCTGAGGGTAGTACCATTAGCGTTCTTGATAGCAACAACTTCATTAGCAAATCGACAGTCAGTGATAACGATGTTATCTTTGGAGGTACGTAGTTTATTCTCTACGCTTGCTACCCAAATATCATTGTGAAAGCCTTGACGGCAAACTTCTGTGCCCCATTGCTGTAATACCCAGCGAGGAGTTAGATTGGGTATGTTCAAACGATCTGCCCACCAAGTATCAACTTCTTCTCGCCACTCTCTGCTAGACTTAGTAGAACCTTCAAGCAGGTCTCGGTCCCAACCAAAAACTGATGCAACTGCATCTTTAAGAGTTCCTGCAAAACTCATGCGCTTGAAGCCGTGAAATGTGCAAAGATAGTCAGCGGCTGTGTCTTTGCCGCTACCAATAAAGCCGGTGATGCCGATGATCATATTAGAAGTCTCCTGTTGATTTCTTATTGTATAGAAAACTTAGGAGAATGTCAAGAACTATTTAACCTTGAATCCAAGTTAGTGGCTGTGAGTAATCCACATAGTTCTTCAACTGCTCTAGTAATGCGGCTTGCATTTCCTTAGACTCAGCCTTCATAGCAGTACCGTTTAGACTTGTACCGCCACCTGGACCTGCAATAGTACCAAACTTTTCACGTGCTTCACCGATAATGCCCTTAAGCACTGCAATGATGAAGTCTCCGATCCAAACACCAGCACCCGGATCTTGAATAAGAACTTCTTCTGGACGCTGAATATCAGCCCAAATAAGAATGCGTTCGCCGGTGCCCTTAAAGTCACGTACAATGCGTAATACTTTGGTTACTGGATCAAACGTATAAGTTAGGTAACCACCGAACATACGTGCGGCTAATTCAACGTAACCGGCATAGAAATCATATGTTGCCATACCGCCAGTGTAGTTATAGTTCAATAGATATGTGTTAAGAATTGCACTTGAGAATGGGTCAAAACTTGATGAACTTGGTCCTGTTTCAAGACCAACTGTTCTACGGAACAAACATCTAACGTTGATAAATTCAGCAGGGAGTGTATACGTATCAACATTCTTAATGACTGTCATAAGTGTATATGTCTCTTGTACAGCGTTTTCTGCACGTTGACGATATACTTTGATTGCATAGTTGTATGCAGCCTCATAATGTTGAGGATCAAGTTCTAAGTCGATAATATCGCCGCCCAAACGTAAACGGACGTTCTCAAACAATGCTTGCTTGAGTTCTTCTAAGTTAAGATTGGTTGGTGTTGCTAAAATGTCTGCGGCCATGTTGTTTTCCTGTTATGTTTATTTATCAGGAAACAACATGACCTTGCCTAATCAAAGATCGCCTGCTTTGCGGTTCTCTGAATAATGTGCATCAAACTCACCGCCGGGATATCGACACTTGAGCTTG